CCTTCGGGTCGCCCTTTTTTTATGCCCGGTCGGGTCGGGCCAGGTCGGGCCAGGTCGGGCGCCGGGTCGGGTCGGGTCGGGATAACTCGAGCCTAGCCGCCGCACCCTGGGCCGCCGCACCCTGGGCTTGGCGCTCGAGCTCTAGCCAGGATCCTGCCCGAGCTCCAACCCGGTTTCGCCTATCGCCTATCGCCTATTGCCGCGCCGCTAGGCCTAAAATTAATTTGAATTAAATGCATTTTATGGGTTGCGCCATCATGGGATAGCGTGGTACAACAGTCATGTTGTAACGAAAACAACGAACAACAATAGAAAGCGAGAAAGACAATGAAACACTTTACCTTAAACGATGGCACTACCATTCGCAGTGAGAAACAAGCGGCAGAAGCTTTCATCATTGTTCATGCCACGCATGACGAAACCAAGTCAGACTTGGCCACGCTTAAAACCACCATTAAAGACAATGACGCGTTTGAATGGTTTCGTCATGGCATCGCGCTAACGGCTCAAAAGACTTCGAGCTTTGACAAGTCTGCCGCGATTGACTTGCTGCGCGAGCTTGGCGCAACCGACCAGCAAATTGCCAAGCTCACCAAGTCCGGCGAAACGAAACGCGTATCACTGGCCAAGTAATCACTAGGGCGTGGCCATGGTGGCCACGCCCACCAACCAAGAAAGCGAGAAAGACAATGAGCGATTTAATGAAACAAGGTATTAACGATATGATCCATCAACTAGGGCTGAGTGATAGCCAACGCGATAGATATAATAGATCACGCAATTGGACCGCAGCCGATTTCCTAAAATGGTATGCTAAGACTTCGCACGCATCGCGCCAAATGACTGCCGACTATTTGTATGGCATGAGCGATGCTGACGTTAAAGCATTGTCTCGCGTGTTGGATGATTTAACTTGTGACCTCGCACGCCATCGCAAGCGCAAGCTTTGCATTGAACAATTGAATGATGGCGAACAGCTCACACACTGGTAGCGTCGGGGGCTAGGTACTTAGGGCGGAGGCCGATTGACCTCCGCCCGCCCGCCGCCCGCCCGCCCACGTCGGGCGCGCCGCACCCCGAGCAGAGCGAGGGGTGAAATACTGTTTTAGAAATATAATCAGGCCTAATTTCCATTGAACCCCGAACCGTGCTCCTCCAGCCAGACCCCCCACCTTCATTTGAAAAGCAAAGCGGCCACAATTTTTTGCAATTGTAATTTCGTTTGGTAGTGTGTTTTAACTTTGATGGGAGATATAGATGCTGAGTGCTTCTGACGAGGTTCTTCGTGAGGTTCTTGCTTTGGAGCAGGCGAAGAAGACTCTTTCTGTGCGGGAGAGGGCGCAGGATGATTTCATGGTTTTCGCGAAGCATGTGTATGAGGGCTTTATTGAGGGTTCGCATCATAAGCAGGTAGCGAAGCAGTTTGAAAAGTTGGCCAAGAACCCTGGTTCACGGATCATTGTCAACATGCCGCCTCGTCATACGAAGAGTGAGTTTGCGAGTTATCTGTTGCCTGCTTGGTTGATAGGCAAGAATCCCAAGTTGAAGATTATCCAGACGACGCATACGGCTGAGTTGGCGATACGGTTTGGTCGTAAGGTGAGGAACCTTATGGAGTTGGATATTTACAAGGAGATATTTCCGGAGGTTGAGTTAAGGGCTGACTCGAAGGCTGCTGGTCGTTGGGAGACGGGTCAGGGTGGTGAATATTTTGCTGCTGGTGTTGGTGGTGCGATCACGGGCCGTGGTGCGGATTTGTTGATTATTGATGATCCTCATTCGGAGCAGGATGCGTTATCGGAGACGGCGATGGAGGGTGCGTATGAGTGGTATACGTCTGGTCCTCGTCAGCGTTTGCAGCCCGGTGGTTCGATAGTTGTTGTCATGACGCGGTGGTCTTTGAAGGATCTTACTGGAAAGCTGATTAAGGCGCAGGCTTCTGATTCGATGTCTGATCAGTGGGACGTGGTTGAGTTTCCGGCGATCTTGCCGAGTGACAATGTGTTGTGGCCGGAGTTCTGGAAGAAGGATGAGTTGTTAAGGGTCAAGGCTTCGTTGTCTTTGGGCAAGTGGAATGCACAGTGGCAGCAGAATCCTACGGCTGAAGAGGGGGCGATTATTAAGAAGGAGTGGTGGAAAAAGTGGGAGAAGGAGTCCATTCCTGAGATTAGTTATGTAATGCAGAGTTATGACACGGCGTTCTCGAAGAAGGAGACGGCGGATTATTCGGCTATTACGACGTGGGGTGTATTTAAGCCCACGGACGGTGGACCGGACAACATTATCCTTATGGACGCGAAGAAGGGTCGTTGGGACTTTCCGGAATTGAAGGCCAATGCGATGGAGGAGTACAAGTACTGGGATCCGGACATGGTGTTGATTGAGGCCAAGGCCAGTGGAACACCGCTCACGGACGAGTTACGGACGATGGGTATTCCGGTTGTTAATTATACACCGTCCAGGGGCAATGATAAGCATACTCGGATGCATATGGTGGCTCCGATGTTTGAGTCTGGGAGGGTATGGGCTCCGGACAAGCGTTTTTCGGAAGAGGTAATTGACGAGTGCGCTGCGTTCCCTCATGGGGACTACGATGACTACTGCGATAGCATGTCTATGGCACTCATTAGATATCGTAAGGGGGGTTTTGTTCGTCTTGACACTGACGATGAGGAAGAAGAACCTACGCCAGTTGTACATCCCCGACAGTATTATTAGGAGATTCCCGTGAATTGGATCCTTAGTCGAATGAAAGAGCCTTCCAGTTATGCCGCTCTTGGCGGTGGAGTTGTAGGAATTGGCGTTCTTATCAGCCAGCCCGTTGTCATCATTATTGGCATTGTTGGCGGCGCTGCCGGTTTCCTACTGAAGGAAAAAGGCGTTATCTAGTTATGTCACGGTGGATTGGGCTAGTCGCATTTGCGTTAGTTCTGTCTACCGTGACAGCTAATGCGGCGGACACTGTAACAAGTGCCACGGTCAGCAGTTCAACGGTAGTAGACAAGACGCCTCCTACGGCGTCCAGCCCTTCGATAGTCGTTAACAATAACGACATCTGTCAAGTTGGAACCAGTGGCGCTTTGCAAACTGGTCTTTTTGGTGTGTCTGGTGGCACAACCACTCGAGACTTGAACTGCGAGAGGATCAAGCTGGCAAGGTCTGTGTTTGGTATGGGGTTGAAGGTTGCCGGCATTAGCATCCTTTGCCAGGAGGTTCGTGTATTTGACGGTCTTTGGATGGCTGGGACGCCTTGTCCGTTTATGGGCAAGATTGGGGACGCGGCGAGACAGGAATGGATCAAGAACCCGAAGAAGGCGCCGGAAGGTTCTATTGTGCGGTTGCAGGTAAAAGCGGAAACGGTATCTTCTCAGCCTCAACCTCAACAGGATTGGCCCGACCAAGAAGAATGGTACGGAAGCGATTGATGCGTTGGCTTATTGCATTCCTGCTTATGTCGTCTTCTGCGTTGGCGGAAACTGTAACGACGAGCAATGTCCTTCCAAATCTGTCTGCGTTTACGACGAGTGGCTCAACGACTTCGAGTTCGACATCTGGATGCACTGCCGGAGAGTTTTGTACAGGTAACGCTACGGCGGGTGGCGGAACTTATACAAGCACGTTTGATGTCCCCTTGACCGAGGACGAGGTTCGCAGAGGCTTTACCCTCAACAGCGCGGTTACCGTGGACAGTCATCCGAGTAACGCTAGGCGTGCTACATGCACGAGCGTTACGCAAGTGGGGGACTGCCGCGATCTTTTTACGTTAGGCATCACGCTTTTGAGCGGGGAAACCGTAGCGAAGAAGTTTACTCACGAAGTGGAGTTAGATTTTACTGGGGGGAGACTGTTTTCGTTCTCGGACACGATGGCGGAGAACGACTTTGGAATTTTGACGGGAAGCTTCTCTCTATTTGGGATAGACGCGGGGTTTCATTCCGGGTTCTTTGGTCCAAAGTTTTCTGATCCCAGCCTGACGTTTACGCATGAACAGGTTGTAGAGCAGCAGATTTTAGATCAGATCGTACAGAACGACGTTATAGCGGCTGCGCCTCCGGTTCAGATTAACCTTCCTCCTCCTCCAGTTGACTTACCGCCACCGCCAGCAGCGGCCCCCATCGTTGTTGCCGTTGCTCCGCAAGCTCCGTCTGAGCCACCTCCCCCTCCGGAGATTGTGCCAATCCAGATTGATCTGCCCCCACCTCCAATGGAACAGCGGCAACAGGAATCACAAGCTGAAGCAACCATTGAGGCTCAAATAGAACAGGACATAGCGCCTCCTTCTGTAGAGCAGCCTCGCGCACGAGAGCCTGAACCAGAACCAGAGCAGTCTTCTGAAGGAGAGCCTGAACCAGAGGGACAGCCAGCAGAAGCGCAGCCAGAGTCCCAGCCCTCTGAGCCCGAACCAGAGCCGGAGCCTTCGGCGGAACCTCCGGCAGAGACTAGAGAGGCGCAAGCTCCTCCAAAGCCCAAGAGCCGACAGGAAAAGGTTAAAGCGGCGGCTGAAAAGGCTGTTGCAAAGATAGCTCCGTCTCAGAGATACTCAGCAGCGTCTCAAACCACCACTATGGTGGCTATGGGCATGATATCGCCTAAAATCGTGGCGCCAACGGCATTGGTAGATACACCAGGGTTCTTTACAGGAACAAAAGTTCCAGATGGGCCTTCTATGGTTGACCGGATGCAGAATTATACTCTGTTTGGCAGATCAAACGGAGCGCACAATGCTCTTGTAGATCTGGATTGGAAACGTTGATATGGCTGAAATTGAATTTGCAGGTGTGAAATTCAAAGGCGGCAAGATGGTAGCCGTATTTCTGGCGTTATCTACGCTGGTTGGTGGCTTGTACGGCGCTTTTGAGGTCTACAAGGACTACATGGACATGAAAAAGAAGATTTCGTCGTATTCCGCACCTGATTTGAGCGGATTTGACAAAAAACTAGCCGTTTTGAATGAAAAGATGGTAGTTTTGGACGGAGAAATGTCTTCTTTAAGGGACAGAACGCAGGAAATACAAGAAATTGTGCGCGATACACGACAAGATGTGCGCGATGATGCTACTAAACTGTATTCCGGCCTCTCTGGCGTGGATAAACGTTCTCGAACGCTGGACGCAGAGACAAGAGAGTCGTTGAGACAGGCCGAAAAGACAATTCGCGACATTGTTTCTTCGGCATCGGCGCGTTTTGACGCTAAAATAAACGGTATTGACTCAAAACTAGACGCTTTTGAAAAGCGTCAGGACAAGAAACTCCAAAGGGCTTTGGATAACCCCTTACTGAGGAACTAAAATGGCACAGAAAAAATTAGAAAAGGGCAGCGTCTATAACGATCTAGATTTAGATGGCGATGGTGTGGTCTCGGATGCAGAACTTGCTACCGCTGAAGCGTTGTCTAAGCATGAGAAAGCAGACGCCCAGCGCAGAATGGCCTGGGTCGCTATGGGGTCTATGATAGTGTTTACACTGGCAGTGTTTCTACCCATCTTTCCCGATGCTCGAATCAAAGCTTTGAGCGACCTGTTTGGCTTGTTTTACATAGGACAGGCTGGTGTTGTAGGTGCCTACATGGGCATGACCGCTTACATGGCGAAAGGTAAGTGATGCTAAAGATCTATCTTCTAATTTTAGTGCTGGGGTTTGTGGGCGGCTCTGCCTACGGAGCGTATTACTACTATAAGGATAGCCAAGATCGCATTCGCATCCTAACAGAGAACACAGCAAAGCTGGAAACAGCGAAGCAGCTTCAAGACGACACGATAAATGCAATGATCGAAGACCGTGAGAAGTTTGAAGAGTTAACTAAAGATCTTCAGACCAAGATAAATGCAGCAAACGCCTATAAAGACGTTTTGATAGGTAAGCTACGTAAGCACGATCTTGCAAAATTGAGCCTTAAAAAGCCCCTTCTGGTAGAAAAGAAGATTAACAATGGAACATCTAAGCTGTTTGAGTCGTTGGAGGCTATTTCTGGCGCTCCCGCTCCTGCCGTTGCTAAGTAGCTGCGCGGAGTTTAAGAAGGTACTTCCCGTTGAGATTAAAACGGTAGAAGTTGAGCGAAAGATACCGACTCAGAGTCGTCCTCGTCCTGTATCGTTAAACAAGATACATTTCTATGTTGTGACAGAGGACACGTTTGCATCTTTTAAGCAGCGTTTTGAGAAAGAGAACGGCGATCTGTTGTTTTACGCGATAAGTGTTAGGGACTACGAGACGCTTGCCTTAAACATGGCTGAGATAAAGCGGTTTATTGAACAGCAGAAACAGCTTATAGTTTACTATGAAAAAGCCGTCACGCCGAATCCCGAAAGTGGAAAGAAAGGTAACTAGAATATGGCTGATGAACCCACATCTTTGATAGACGGTGGTATGCCTGCTTCAGGTATGCCTCTTGGAGGCATGTCCGAAGAAGAAATTGAGGTGGAGGAGATTGAAGATCCCACCGAGATGATTGAGGAAGAAGATGGGTCCGTCATAATAAATTTTGAGGATGCTGTAGCGAAGGAGCTTCAAGCAGATCCGGATGCTAACTTAGCAGAAATTATGGACGAGCGTGTCTTGATGGACATTGCTTCAGAGCTTGTTGGGTATTACGAGGATGACAAAGGCGGAAGACAAGAGTGGGAAGATGCGTACACAGAGGGTCTTGAGCTTCTAGGCATAAAGTATGAGAACCGCGACGAGCCTTTTCGTGGATCCAGCGGTGTAACCCATCCCTTGATCGCAGAAGCCGTAACCCAGTTCCAAGCGCAGGCGTACAAGGAACTTCTACCTTCTTCCGGCCCCGTAAGGACTCAGGTCGTTGGCGCATCTACTCCCGACGTAGAGATGCAGTCTCAGCGTGTTCAGGAGTTTATGAATTTCCAGATTATGAACGTTATGGACGAGTACGACCCTGAGATGGATCGACTTCTCTTCTATCTGCCGTTGGCAGGCAGTGCGTTTAAGAAAGTGTACTTTGACGACATGCTCGACAGGGCTGTTTCCAAGTTTGTTCCCGCTGACGATCTTCTGGTTCCGTATAATGCAACGGATTTGTCTTCGGCATCCAGAGTTACACACGTCATCCGGATGAATACGAATGATGTAAGAAAGAACCAAGCGGCAGGTTTCTATAGAGACATAGACATTCTCGCGTATACCGATGATGACGAAGTTCGTCAGAAGGAGCGAGAGCTTCAAGGAATAGAACAAGGCGGAGGAGACAATCAGGATTGTACTCTGCTCGAAATCCACACAGACCTAGATCTTCCCGGTTTTGAACACGTAAGTCCTATCGACGGCGAAGAAACGGGTATTAAGCTCCCTTACATTGTTACAGTTGATGAAGGCAGTTCCAAAGTTCTTGCCATTCGTAGAAATTGGAAAGAGGGTGACGAGTACTACAAGAAGATGCAGTATTTCTCTCACTACAAGTTCTTGCCGGGTTTAGGCTTCTACGGATTTGGTCTTCTTCATATGATTGGTGGCCTTGGTCGTTCTGCCACCTCTATTCTGAGGCAGCTGATTGATGCTGGTACACTTGCTAATCTTCCCGCTGGCTTTAAGGCTCGTGGTATTCGCATTCGTGATTCTGATGAGCCTCTGTCTCCTGGCGAGTTTCGTGATATTGATGTTCCCGGTGGCGCTCTGCGCGAAAGCATTATGCCGCTCCCATACAAGGAACCTAGCCAGACTCTGATGAGTCTTCTTGGATTTATTGTGGATGCAGGTCGTCGTTTTGCAGCGATTGCGGATCTTCAGGTTGGTGATGGTAACCAGCAAGCGGCTGTTGGAACTACCGTGGCTCTTCTTGAGCGTGGTTCCAAGGTCATGTCCGCAATTCACAAGCGGCTTCACTACGCACAGAAACAAGAGTTCCGGATGTTAGCTCGTGTTTTTGCTGAATCTCTCCCGCCCATGTACCCGTATAATGTGTACGGTGCCGAGGCAACCGTAAAACAGGCAGATTTTGATGAGCGTGTCGATGTTATACCTGTGTCTGATCCAAATATCTACTCCATGTCACAAAGGCTGGCACTCGCACAAACGCAGCTTCAGCTGGCGCAGACTAATCCGCAGATGCATAATCTCCACGAAGCGTATCGCAGAATCTATGAAGCGATAGGCGTGCATAACATTGAGGCGCTGCTACCGACACCTACGCCACCGCAGCCCACTGATCCGGCCATAGAAAACGCAAAATCGATTATTCAAGAGAATTTGCAGGCGTTCCCGACGCAGGATCATGATGCACACATGACGGCGCACATCATATTTATGAAAACGCCAGTTCCGGCGGCGTCTCCGCCAGTGTTTGCTTTGTTGCAGGCGCATCTCTGCGAACATATCGCGTTTAAGGCTCGAGGCGTTGCTGATGCAGAAATGAGGGCCATGATGGAGCAGTCTATGCAGACAGGCCAGCAACCTCCCCAGATAGACGTAGAGTCCAAGGTCGCTGAACTTATAGCTCAGTACACCGAAGAAGTTATGGCGGCTCTTATGCCACCGCCAGAGGGTGAAGTAGACCCCTTGGTTGAGCTTCGGTCCAAGGAACTTGATATCAAGGCGGCAGACTTGGAGCGCAAGGCTGCTGAATTCGACCAACGCCTGATGTTTGATATGGCGAAGGAAGAATCTAAGGAAGAGTTGGCCGCAGACAAGATAGACTCACAGGAGGATATCGCCCTGCTAAGAGCCGAGGTTAATCGCGAACGTATCAACCAAGGCGCACCCGGAAGGGGTAATTAGTTATGGCCAAGAACATGACCCATTACTTTAGGGATGGAACTAAGCATCCTGGTGGGACACACAAGATGCCCAACGGCGATCTTCATAGCGGAGCTAAACACGGGCCTAATAGCGAAAGGCTTTATCACTATTCGGAGCTACCGTCTGCTTCTGCAAAGAAGAAGGCTAGGAAGAGGGTGTGATGTTTCACGTGAAACAATATGGCCATTAGACGCACTACTACTGGCAAAAGCGCCAACTATCGTAAGACCAGCAAGGGTGCTGGAATGACGAAGAAGGGCGTTGCCGCTTATCGTAAAGCCAATCCTGGGTCTAAGCTTAAAACAGCGGTCACCGGAAAAGTTAAGAAGGGCAGCGCAGCGGCAAAACGTCGGAAGAGTTACTGCGCTCGTTCTTTGGGTCAACTCAAACGTAGTTCTGCCAAGACGCGTAACAATCCCAATTCGCGTATCAGGCAAGCTCGTAGAAGGTGGAAGTGCTAATGGCTACGAAAGACGCTTGTTATCGAAAGGTTAAGGCACGTTATAAGGTGTTTCCGTCTGCGTATGCGTCTGGAGCGATAGCTAAATGTCGTAAGGTTGGCGCTAGTAACTGGGGCAACAAGACTAAAAGAGCCGTTGGCGGCACTGTTCGGACTAATGGTTGCGGAGCCGTGATGCCTCGTCATGGTGGCCGTGAGGTCAAGATATACTAATGGCTGTCCGCAAGACAAAGAAGGGTGCCTCTCTCAAACGTTGGTTCAAGGAAGATTGGATCGATGTGAGAACAGGTAAACCTTGCGGTAGGAAGAAAGGCGAGAAGAGGGGCACGCCTTATTGCAGGCCTAGCAAACGTATTTCCAAGAAGACTCCTAAAACTTCTGGAGAGTTAACAGCGTCTGAAAAGAAATCTAGGGTTGCTCAAAAGAGACGTTTAGGCCAACCTGCTGGTAAACCCCGTAGGGTACAGTCTGTAAAACGTGCCAACCGTGGCGGGATGATGAAAGTGAGGGTCTTCTAATGGCTAAAAGTAGAATGGTTAACCAGATGTCTGATCAGATGGACATCTCTAAAAAGGAGGCAGGTGGTCTTATGAAAAAGGCAAAGAGTATGAATGATGCCGAAGGCATGAACATGGGTGGCATGAAGCGCCGGCCAATGCCTGCCCCAGGGATGGGCGGTTATGAAATGAATATGGCTGACGGCGGAATGGCTCGTATCAAGGGCGCTCCTCCCATTCAAGTGAAGGGCCTTACTTATAACGATAACAGTGGAAAGGGGACTTTCTGATGCCTGATGGAGGAGCAACCTATAAGACTCGTAAAGCCGCAGAAAAAGCTGCTGAAGAGAAGGCCGGAAAAGTTATTGAAGTTGAAGGTGGTTTTGCCGTGGTTGCAGCTGATCCGGCGCCCATTGGAGATTATTTTGAAAAGCCTCCGGAAACGGGGCGCAACATGGGCGGCATGATGCAGGATATGCCCGGTTACATGGGCGGCGGCATGATGGACGAAACTCTTGGCTACACACGCGGCGGCATGAAAGAAGAGAAGCGCGGCCCTATCAAGTATTCCAAGGGCGGTGCCATTAAAGGCCGAGATTTTAAAGGCAGCTTTTAAGAATGGCTGACCCAACGACGTTTGCATATACCTTATTAAGGGCTATACAAAGTCGCATAGAATTAACCCAGGACTCAATCCTCCATGGGAGCCCGAAAGACATGGAGTCTTACAAACATCTCGTGGGAGAATTACAGGGATTAGAGTTCGCAGAACGGGAGATCAAGGATCTCCTGCAATCCACGGAGGAAGAATGACCAAAACTTTATACGTTCCAGACCACGTACTAGAGTCCCAGAAAGCCCCGAAAGCCGAATCGTCTGCATACATAGATAAAAGTGAGAAAGTGCTCGACCCCTCTCTTGTAAGTAAGAACCTTAAAGAGAGACTGCCGCAGCCCACAGGCTGGCGTTTACTTGTGATGCCTTACATGGGCAAAGCTGCCACCGAAGGTGGTATCCTTATTCCTGATGCAGTTAGAGATCGTGAAGCGTTGGCGACAGTTGTTGCCTACGTTCTAAAGGTAGGTCCTCTGGCTTATCAGGATTCGTCTAAATTTGGTGACGATGAAGATCGCAATTGGTGCAACGAGGGCGATTGGGTGTGTATTGGAAGATACGCAGGATCCCGATTTAAGATTGAGGGGGGCGAGGTCCGCGTCATTAACGATGATGAGGTCATTGCCACAATTCTAGAGCCCGACGACATTAAACACGTTTAGAAAGAAGAAATTAACCATGGAGAAAAGCCATGCCTACTGAGTCTGATATTGATGTTGGAGATTCCGAAGAGAATTCGGTTGATGTAAATGTTTCCGAAGAGTCGGAGGAAAAACCGGCTGAAGGAGTAAGCGTACAGCCGGAAACGGATGACGAACTAGATGAATACAGTTCTGGTGTTAAGAGCCGTATCAACGAATTAACCAAAAAATATCGTGAAGAAGAGCGTCAGAAGCAGACAGCTGTTCAGTTTGCTGAGAACGTTCGTAAAGAGAACGAGTCCCTCAAACAGCGTATGGAATCCTTGGACAGGGGTTACATGGAGCAGTTCGACGGACGAGTAACTTCCGAGATTGAGTCCGCTAAACGTATTCTTAAAGAAGCCCACGAAACGGGTGATGTTGATGCGATTGTTAACGCTCAAGAGTCTTTAGCGGATCTAACGGTTCAAAAGACCAACTCTAGAGTTGCTAGAGAGAAACCCGAAGGGCAGGAAATATCCCAAGCAGAAGCTCCGGCAGCTGCCCCGGCTCCGGCCCCGGCCCCAGACCCAAAAGCAGAGAGATGGGCGCAAGACAACGATTGGTTCGGTCAAGACGAAGTTATGACATATGGTGCTTTTGGCATCCATCGTCGCATGGTGGAAGATGAGGGGTTTGACCCATCTTCTGATGAATACTACACTGAACTTGATAGTAGACTTAGAAACGAGTTTCCAAACAAGTTTGATTCTAAGGCTAGATCGACCGGGGGAAGAAAAGTTGCGTCGGCTGAATCTTCCGCATCCCGCAAAAAGAGTGGACGGAAAACTGTGCGGTTAACCCCATCTCAGGTAGCTATAGCTAAGAAGCTTAACGTGCCTCTTGATGAATATGCAAAATACGTGAAGTGAGGGAATAGCCATGAATACTGAGAACACATCTCGCCAAAAGTCTACAAGAACGCCGAGAGCCAACCAAAATCGTGCAGGGCAAGCACGCAGGCAACCTTGGAAGCCCCCGTCCATGTTGGACGCACCACCCGCTCCAGATGGTTACAAGCATCGATGGATCAGGTCCGAAGTAATGGGTTTTGATGACCGCAAAAACGTAGCAGCACGATCTCGAGAGGGATGGGAACTGGTACGTGGTGAAGAATACCCTGACTTTGAGGTCCCGACCGTTGAAGATGGTAAACATGCTGGTGTAATAGGCGTAGGTGGTCTTTTACTTGCAAGGATTCCTCTTGAGATTGTTGAAGAACGCGACGAACATTTTCGTGGCATGACACGCAATCAAATGGCCGCTGTTGATAACGACTTAGCTCGTGAGCAGCATCCGGCAATGCCTATCAATAATCCTGATAGGCAATCTCGTGTAACTTTTGGAGGTCCTCAAAACGAGGACTAGGAGATAGAAAATGGCTAACAGTAATGGAAGCTTTGGTCTTCGTCCCATCTCTAAGCTAGGTGGCGGAACCAATTCCACTGGCCTTACGGGATATACTCCTTACGAAATCGCTAACGGTAACACTGACAAAATTTACCATGGGCAATTGGTTATTCCTCTTGCTTCAGGGTTTATCGATCACACGGCTAACGCTGCCGGTGGTACAGTCAGTCATCTGGGCGTATTTCAGGGATGTGAGTATGTCTCTAGTGTCACTGGAAAAACTACGTTTAGTAACTACTGGCCTGGATCCGGAGCGGATAGTAACCACCCCGTAAAGGCCTTTATCAACGATGACCCAAATCAGTTGTATTTAATTGCATCTGATGCGTCTCTGACAAGTAAGGCAAATGCGCGTGCAAGTGTCTTCCTGAACGCGAATCTTTCTACGGGCATCACGGGAACTGACGCTACTGGCGTTTCTTTGGGTCGTCTGGCTGTTAGTACGCTGGCAACTACCAATTCGTTGGCGCTTCGCGTCATGGGTTGGCAGGAAGATCCTGAGAACGAGGATTTTGCAGCTGCTGGCGTTGGCGTAATTGTTAGGTTGAATAACTCGTTTAATGCACCTACTGGGTCCATTGCTTCGGGTACACCTTCAACCACTGGCGTATAGGAGAGGATTGAAAAATGGCTATTAGTAGAGCCCAACTAGCGAAAGAGCTAGAGCCCGGTCTCAACGCCCTTTTTGGCCTTGAGTATGCCCGGTATGATGATGAGTCTTCGGAAATCTATGACACTGAATCTTCAGAGCGTGCCTTTGAAGAAGAAGTAATGCTTTCAGGCTTTGGGTCAGCACCCGTTAAGCAAGAAGGTTCAGCGATTACCTTTGACGATGCCCAAGAAGCGTATACGGCACGGTACACGCATGAGACTATCGCGCTTGCTTTCTCCATTACGGAAGAAGCAATCGAGGATAATCTTTATGATCGCCTTGCCTCTCGCTATACGAAAGCTTTGGCACGCAGCATGGCCAACACCAAACAGGTGAAGGGTGCAGCTACGCTGAACAACGCTTTTGATAGCACGTTCGCTGGCGGCGATGGTAAGGAGCTTTGCGCTACTGACCATCCCCTGGTGAATAATGGTTCGCTTCGTAATGAGCCCAGCACTGATGCTGACCTGAACGAAACCAGCCTTGAGAATGCTCTTATTGACATTGCAGCTTTTGTTGATGAGCGCGGCCTTAAAGTCTCGGTTCGTGGACAGAAGTTGATTATCCCTCCCGCACTTCAGTTTGTGGCGGATCGTCTTCTTGAGTCTACTCTTCGCCCAGGTTCTGCGGACAACGATGTTAACGCAATGCGTAACATGGGTATGCTCCCGCAGGGTTATGTTGTTAACCACTATCTGACGGACACGGATGCATTTTTCATTAAGACGGATGCTCCTCGCGGTTTCGTTCACTTTGAGCGTATGCCGATGTCTACGAAGATGGAGGGCGACTTTGATACAGGCAATGTTCGGTTCAAAGCCCGTGAGCGTTACAGCTACGGTTACTCTGATCCTCGTTGCGTGTACGGATCCAAAGGCGCATAAGACTAGGGGGAGGGGAAACTCTCCCCCAACTTATTTCTGGGAATCATAGCCCTAGCGACTGTCCCAGCAGACGCTTACAAAGACTCTAGGGCACACTCTTGTAAGGAGAACCCAAATGGCTAATACGACTTTTAACGGTCCCGTCCGTTCCCAAAACGGCTTTCAACAGATTACAACAAATGCCACTACTGGAACGGTAACGCAGAAGCAGTTTGAGCTTCAGACAGTTGCCACTTCTGGGATCAACAATGTTGTTGATACGAATGGTTTTTCAGGAACGGCGACTGCTGCCGGTGCCAATAACGCTAGTTTGGATACTGGTGCTACCATTTTTGGTATTACCCCTAATGCTCATGGTTCTGGTATTCCAGACGCAGCCATCAACACTTTTGTAAATAAGGTTGGTGGAACCATTGTAACTTCAATCCTCATTGACCTTCATGGTGGCTTTGATGGTTCTGGAACGGTTGATAGAATTATTGGTAATGGCACGGATGCAAACGCTTACATTGCAGAGCTTACTAAAGAAGTTAATGGTATTCCTATTCTTCTTGAGTTTGGTTGCGTAGAAGTACCAACTGGTGGTGACCCAGACATTAACTTGGTTATTTCTGCTACAGGAACTACTGCTTCTGGTGCTGCGGTTTCGGCATCAACTGTAATGATGAACAACGGTGACTTGACTCTAGGTTACTATAACGCTGTTGATTCTGGTGCTATTATGGCCGCCTTGTCTAAGAAGTTCGTGTACCTCACTCAAGGTGCTGTAACAGACGCTGCGTATACAGCGGGTAAAATTTGGATTCGTATTACTGGTATGAATGTTGATTTTGATAATGGCTGACGGTTTAGGCAGGGAGTTATTCTCCCTGCCTTTTACTTACGTAGGAGAATCCAGATATGGCTGATGCTGTAACGGTTACCACAGTTGAAGACGGCCCTAAAAGAGCGATCTTTTATCTCACGAACACTAGTGACGGAAACGGCGAAGCTGCGGTTACTAAAATAGATGTTTCTGCTCTTTCTTCGCTGCAAGATGGAACATCTTGCACGAAAGTTCGTATTGAAAAGATAACTTTCGCCAATGTGGGTATGGGAGTAAAACTTCTTTGGGATGCGACTACGGATGTTATCGCAGCGCAACTTCCCGCAGATTATTCGGACACCTTGGATTATTCAGACATGAGCGGTCTTCCTAATGTTGCAGCCGCTGGCGGCAATACAGGAGACATTCAACTTACTACGGTAGGACACACAGCCGGGGACACGTACTCGATTGTTCTACACTGCTTGAAGCAGTACTAAGTGCTATGTCTGATAATCTTGACAGAAAGAATGAGCTAGAGCTTGTCAAGATACAGGGGGATATAAAGCTCCTCTCGGAGAGGATACATATCATAAAGACGAATGATCTTCATCACGTTCAGAAGTCTCTTGACCTCATTACCAGGATTCTGTGGGGTGTAGGTATTTTGATACTAGGTCAACTAGCTGTTGGTGTACGGTTGGCTCTTTTTGGATAGGAATTAATTATGGCAACTTCTGGTTCGGTTGATTTTAACCTAGACATGGCCGAGATAACCGAAGAGGCCTTTGAACGTTGTGGTCTAGAGTTCAGAACAGGGTATGACGCTAAGACAGCGCGTCGATCTTTAAACCTTTTATTCGCAGAGTGGGCAAATAGAGGTCTTAATTTATGGACTGTTGAAGAGATCACGCAGTCCCTTGCTCAATACTCTACGAGCTCTTCCGTAGCCACATATCCTCTGGGAGTAATAACGGCTACGGTTGGGTCTTCAACAAATCTTCTTGTCGGAAGAACCATAACCGGATCAGCTAGCGGAACAACGGCTCAAGTTATATCAAAGCCTAGTTCTACTACCATAACAATCACTATTCCATCTGGCTCATTCACTGCCGGAGAGACCATTACAAGCGCAGCAAGCGATGAGTCTGGCGTTTCTACAACTATCTCGGCTGATCCCAGTTTAGCTGATGTGCAGGCTACGGTTGACATTCTCGAGGCTGTGGTACGACGAAGCGGATCTGATATAGGAATTAGTAGAATAAGCAGAGGCGATTACATAGATACGCCTGACAAAACCACACAGGGTCGTCCATCTCAATTTTATATTGACCGTCAGATCACTCCTAGAATTAGCCTTTGGCCGTCTCCGGAAAACTCCACGGATCAGTTAATTTATTATCGGGTGAAAAGAATCCAAGACGCCGATGCTGGTGTAAACAATCCGGATATTCCTTTTCGTTTTCTACCGTGCTTAACAGCTGGGTTATCCTACTATCTTGCTATCAAAAGGTCTCCGGACAGAATCCAATTTTTGAAAGCTATTTATGATGAGGAGTTTCAAAGAGCCGCGTCAGAGGATAGCGAAAGAACAGGTCTTCGTTTGGTTCCCAGCTTCTCGTCGTTAAGTATCTAAAATGTCTCGATACGCTTCAGGAAAATATGCAAAAGGAGTATCCGACCGTTCCGGTAGAGCATACCCTCTTCGGCGTATGCTTATAGAATGGAATGGAATGCTCGTAGGACCTGACGAGTATGAATCGAAACAGCCTCAACTAGCGCCAAAGAGAGTTAGGGCGGATCCAGAAGCTTTGCGTGTGAGCCGGCCAGCAAGAACAGAACCGGAGGTGGCTGCTGTTCTACCTCTAAACGCCTTTAGATCTGGGTCCAGCGGATCGGCAATTATAACCGTTAATGAACCAGGCCATGGAAGGTCTACAGGAGACACAGTTAGATTTAGATCCGTTGAAGCCTTTGATGGGTTTACAGAAGCCGTTATAGAATCTGCTAGTGGATATTCCATAACCGTTCCGACTGACAGCGACGGTGACCCCGACGCTGATTTCTATACATTTTCCGCCTCAAGCGGAACAGCAACCGTTGGAAATTTAAGTGGCGGAGGAGGAGTTTCTTCTGCTGGTCCCGTAACCCTACCCGCGTTGCCTGTCGTTGATTTGGGTAATGGATACATAACCTAGCGGAGAACTCTAGATGGCATACACATTTACCACGCTAAAAACAGCGATACAGGATTACGTTCAAAGCACTGAGACGACATTCGTGAGTCAGTTGCCTCGATTCATTCTTAACTCAGAAGAACGTATTCTAAAAGAGTGCCAGCTTGATGTTTTTAGGAAAAACTCGCAGGGCGTTACATCTTCTGGAAATCAGTATCTTTCTAAACCTACCGATTTTTTGTCTCAGAACTCTCTTAGTATTATCAATTCCTCAAACAAAGAGTTTCTTCTTTATAAACAGGTAACGTCTTTACAAGACTACACTCCAAACCCTGCTACTACAGGAACTCCTATTTATTACGCGGATTGGAATGAAGATACGTTTTTATTGGCTCCTACGCCCGATAGTAACTATTCGGTAGAACTTCATTATTTTTATCGGCCTACCTCTATTACAACTAGTGCTGACGGAACAAGCTGGCTAGGAACCAACGCGGAACTAGCACTCTTGTACGGTAGTTTGGTGGAAGCCTACACATTTATGAAAGGTGAAGCGGATATATTGCAGCTTTACAACGCAAGATTTCAAGAAGCCTTGCAATGGCTCAAGAATCTGGGCGAGGGTCTCCAGACTAGAGACCAGTATAGATATGACCGCGTTAGGAGGGACGTTGCTTAATGTTAGATAGTGAAAGTCATACGGCGATACCAGACGCTTTGGTGTTTACGACAACTGATAGAGGACATTCTCCCGAAGAAATGGCTGAAATGGCTATGAACAAGATCATGGTTGTGTCTAATGACGCTCCTCCGGTTATACGGGATCAAGCGATAGCACATAGAGATAAGTTGAAGGAAATTCTTATTTTTTATATGAATAGGATGGCCCAGAGCGAACGAACCACAATTTGGGCTTTGATGAAGAAGCAAGGTCAAGATGACTTGGCTGAAATTATAAGGAGACTATAAAATGGCTGTTGGATCATCCGCAATGTGCGGAACTTTCAAAAGAGAAATACTTGCCGGGATACATTTTTTGACCGCTCACACGAGAACGGGATCTAGTGCTATTTCAGCGGACACCTTTAAGGTTGCTATGTTTACCAATAGTTCGTCCATCGACGCGGACACTACTGGCTACACAACCAGCAATGAGGTTTCTGGCACAAATTACTCCGCTGGGGGAGCCGCTCTTGGCAGTGTGACCATTGGACTTGGGGATAACAGTAGTTCTGTTCCTACGGCTTTTGTTGATTTTGCTGATACGACATTTTCTTCGTCCACCATCAGCGATGCGCGAGGCGCTTTGATCTATAACAGCACGTTAGGCACTGCTGGAACAGGCTCTACTACAAATCACGCGGCAGATCCTGCTGTAGCAGTAATTAACTTTGGCGGAGACAAGTCGTCCAGTGCGGGTGACTTTACGATTCAGTATCCGGCAAACGACGCTAATAATGCGATAATCAGGATTGCCTAGTGGCGTTAATTACTGGCTGGAATAGAAGCACCTGGAACGCTGGAGCGTGGAATAGTCCTATTCCCGTTGAGGCTACCGGTGTTTCTGCGGCCAGTGCGGTTGACTCGGTTACTATAAGTCTTCCGGTTAGTGTTAGTGTCACAGGCGTTTCTGCCGCTGGTGGAGTAGGGTCACCCTCTCTTGTAACAAACTCTATTCTAACGGTCACGGGCGTATCTGCTGCTGGTGGAGTAGGGTCAGTTACTACTTCCGGAAAGGCTGTAGTGGCGGTCACGGGCGTATCTGCTGCTGGTGGGGTAGGGTCAGTTACTACTTCCGGAAAGGCTGTAGTAGCGGTCACGGGCGTATCTGCCGCTAGCGGAATAGGGTCACCCACCCTTGTAACAAACTCTATTCTATCGGTTACCGGCGTTTCTGCGGTTAGTGGAATAGGGTCAGTTACTACTTCTGGAAAGGCTGTAGTAACGGCAAGTGGGGTTTCTGCGGCTAGTGAGATTGGCTCAGTTACTCTGGGAGTTGTGGTTAGTGTCACAGGTGTTTCTGCTGCTAGTGGGGTAGGGTCAGCTACTACTTCTGGAAAGGCTGTAGTAACGGTTACGGGAGTTTCCGCAGCCAGCGGAATAGGGTCTGCTACAATAAGTCTTCCCACTAGTGTTAGTGTCACAGGCGTTTCTGCGGCTAGTGGGCTAGGGTCTGTTACGGTAATCGTACCCGTAGCACAAAGTGTCACAGGCGTTTCTGCGGCTAGTGGAGTAGGTTCACCCTCTCTTGTAACAAACGCTATTCTACCGGTTACGGGCGTTTCCGCAGCCAGCGGAATAGGGTCGGTAAATCTTCCGGTTACTGTAAGCGTTACGGGGGTATCAGCAGCTAGTGGAGTAGGATCAGTTACTACTTCTGGGAAGGCTGTAGTAACGGTTACGGGCGTATCTGCTGCCAGTGAAGTTGGTTCGGTTACTACTTCTGGGGGGATTAGCGTTAGTGTTACTGGAGTTTCTGCGGCTAGTGCAGTAGGATTACCTACTCTTGTAGCAAACGCTGTCCTATCGGTTGCAGGCGTTTCTGCATCCAGTTTGGTTGGCTCGGTTACGGTAGATCTTCCAACTGTATTTAGTGTTACTGGAGTTTCTGCGGCTAGTGAAGTTGGTTCTGTCCAAACTAACTTTGCATTCACCGTTGAGGGAGTTTCTGCCAAAGGTCTTGTAAGCAATCCAAACATATGGACTATTATAGACACCTCGCAAACTTCAAGATTCTTAGAAATAGACGCAGATCAAACGCCTGATTGGACGGAAATAGCGGCATAGGAATAGTATTATGGCATCATCATACACAACAAGTTTTGGTATCGAAAAGATAGGCTCCGGAGAACAATCCGGAGCTTGGGGAGATACCACGAATCACAACATAGATATTCTGGACCGCATTGCCTCCTATAAAGCAGTGGGGCTTTCTGGATCTACCCATACACTGACTGTTCGAGAAGCTTCTCCTGGTTCAGGCACCGAAAATCTTCAGGACGGCATGTACCGTGTTATAAAGTTTACGGGGGCTCTTGGAGCGAACAACACGGTTACGGTAGCCCCAAATACAACGTCCGCTTTCTTCATAATCATAAACGCCACCACAGATTCTGGATCTAGCGGACCCTATTCCGTAATTCTGACGCAGGGTTCCGGTGCAAATATAACCGTAGCCAACGGAAAGTCGGCGGTTGTCTATATGGATGGCGCGGGTTCCGGTGCGGCAGTTGTAAATGCGCTATCGGACTTGCAAATTGCCACGTTAACCGCGTCCGGAGACGTTACCGCAAGCGGTACGCTCAATGCTTTGGGGGATACCGCAGCCAGCGACAAGGCTGCAATAGGTTATACTTCTGCCGAAGGGCTTATCCTTACTGGGCAAGGTTCGACCAATGACGTTACGATTAAAAACGATGCCGACGCCGATGTCTTGGAGATTCCTACTGGAGGCACAGATGTCACGGTAGTAGGAAACGTTTCGGCGGGGGGTAACTTAATTGCTACAGGTACTGTCGAACCAGCGGGGGATACTTCTGCCGGAGACAACGCAGCTATAGGTTACACGGCTGCTCTAGGCCTTATCTTAACGGGACAAGGCTCGACCAATGACGTTACGATTGTTAACGATGCTGATGCAACGGTTTTATCCGTTGCTACTGGTGGCACTGACGTTGATATTGTGGGCGACGTAACTGCCGCTACAGTAAACGCTGACGGTGACACCTCTGCCGGTGATAACGCTGCAATGGGCTATACAGCAGCGGAGGGCTTGATTCTTACGGGCCAAGGTTCGACCAACGATGTCACAATCAAGAACGATGCCGATGCAGATGTCATCGAGATTCCGACAGGCACTACGAATGTAACGGTCGCTGGGCAGCTTAACGGTGGCACGATTATTCTTGCAGAGACGGATACGGATACGTCAAACACGGGCAGTGTAACGATTGACTTCTCTGCTCATCAGAACTTTGTGCTTACTCTTACGGGTAACGTGACCTTGGCTAACCCAAGCACGGAATCAGTGGGTCAGGCTGGCGTGTTCGTGTTCATCCAAGACGGGACGGGTTCTCGAACTCTCAGTCTTGGGACGGACTATGAAAGTCCCGCTTCGGGCGGCATTACACTTAGCACCGCAGCAAGTGCGGTTGATGTTGTGCCCTACTTTGTAAAAGCGTCCGGCAGTATTCAACTCGGCGCACCGCAGTTGGCGTTCGGCTAATGACTATGTTTGGCTCACAATGGCTGGCTAACGCTGGGGCATCCTACGAGATTGAGCAGTCGATCCGATTTAATGATAACGACAGCGCGTATCTAACTCGAACACCGGGAAGCTCTTCAAATCGTAAGACTTGGACATTTAGTTTCTGGTGGAAGGTTAACACCTTAGCAAGTGCTACAGGTGCTGGATACAGGATACTTCAAGCTAATAGTACAGAGTTTGGGTGGTCAGACTCTAACGACAATTTATATTTAATAGATGGCAGTGTAATTTTTCAAACTACTCAGGTATTTCGTGACACCACAGCATGGCAGCATATTGTTCTTGCGGTAGATACAACTGATTCAACGGCTGGGGACAGAGTTAAACTGTATATTAACGGTTCTCAGGTTACTAGTTTTGTTTCTGGTCCTACTGTTGCTCAAGATTTTACTTTTGATGTTAATGATAATACAGCGCAAAATATCGGTAAAGAAGGTAGTAATTATCTTGATGCGTATGTAGCTGAAATTCAGCTTGTTGACGGTACACAGTTAGCTGCTTCTAGTTTTGGCGAGACCAACGACGATGGCGTATGGATTCCAAAGAAGTACAGCGGTGCTTATGGCACTAATGGTTTCTTTATTGACGGCAGGGATAGTTCTGATCTTGGAGACGATGAGAGCGGCAACGGTAACGACTTTACCTCATCTGGCCTTGCCGCTGACGATCAGGTCACAGACACTCCGACTGAGAACTATGCAACGTTGACTCCATTGATTCCTGTCCCGTCAGGAACAATTTCTAACGGAAATCTCGACTACACACGAGGAAGCACAGCGGCACATGGCAGTGTAGGTGCGTCTTTTACGCTGCCCACCACTGGCAAGTGGTACTGGGAAGTTACGGCGGCTGCAACGGGCGGAAACAACGAGGCCATAGGTGTAGCTAATATACTTAATAACCCCCAGCTTCCGGCTGCTGGCGCTGAAATTGGTAGTCGCGCAGGTGATTTTATTTATCGAAGCAGCGCGGCTAAAGTAAGCGGTGGGACATCGGCCTCGTATGGAGCAACATTTACTTCCGGCGATATTATTGGCGTTGCATGGAATAGCGATGATGGCGAAATAACATTTTTTAAAAACAACTCAACGCAGGGAGTCGCATACAGCAGTATCTCACAAGAAGCGGGGAAATATGTTCCTGCTGACTCTCAAGCTCAGACGGGCGTTACTGTTTTTAATTTCGGACAGTCTGGTTTTGAGTACACCCCGCCCACCGGCTTCAACGCACTCAACACCGCGAACCTCCCCGAACCATCGATCACAGATGGTTCAAAGTATTTTCACACTCAACTTTACACAGGCAACGGTAGCAGCGGACACGCCATCACTAATGATGCGAACGCAGGAGATTTTCAACCAGATTTTTTGTGGCTTGCCCCCAGATCAAACGGCGACAATCATGTGATGTGGGATGTAGCTAGAGGGACCACCTCACGGATTTATTCCAATAAAGCTGATCCGGCAGATGTAGATGGCACCGCGCAGCTTACGTTTGAGGCAGACGGCTTTGACCTCGACACTACGGACCCTAACTATAACGGCTCAGGTAGGACGTATGTCGCGTGGCAGTGGAAAACTCAAGGCGGCGCTGGCAGCAGCAATACTGACGGATCAATTAATACAACGACAACTTCAGTTAACCAAACGGCTGGCTTTAGCATCAACACATATACAGGCACAAAATCGAACGCCACGGTAGGTCATGGGCTGGGCGCAGTGCCTAAGATGATTTTGATTAAAGACACAACCAATACTGAAAGCTGGATTGTATACCATGAGGCTGTTGGAAATGACGGCAATCTGTACTTAAATTTAACAAATGCAAAAGCAACGCAAGCAGTTTTCCAAAATACCACCCCAACCAGCAGCGTATTTTCTATTGGCACAACAGACGGTGTTAACAAGGCTTCAGCGGTACACGTAGCCTACTGCTTTGCTGAAGTCGAAGGCTATAGCAGCTTCGGGGGTTACACGGGCAATGGATCGACAGATGGTACTTTTGTATCTACCGGATTCAAACCCGCTTTTGTCCTACTAAAAAGAACTAACGCTACCCAAGAATGGCAGATGTACGACACGCAGCGTGATCCATTCAATGTTGCTAATCATAAACTTGAGGCGAACTCTAGCGGTGCCGAAAGCATTTTGACAGGTGACAACAATTTAGATTTTTTGAGCGATGGATTTAAGTTGCGACAAGCTAACGGCGGCATGAATGCGTCCGGCAGTACATACATATACATGGCCTTCGCAGAGAACCCCTTTGGCGGTGACGGCGCAGCACCAGCGACAGCAAGATAAGGATAAGATTATGTGGAAATACGGCAGTAAAACCATCCGCGAGCATAAACCGTGGATCAATGACGATGGCATCACGCACCCTAAGAACTGGCACATCTGGTCGCCTAGCGACAAAGCTGCTGCTGGTCTAACTGAGGTTACACCAGAGACGCCGCCGGATAGTCGTCTATACACATGGGGCTATGAAGCTGACGGTGTGACGATCTCCAAGACAGCTAGAAGCATGACCGATGTCAACGAGGTTGATGGCGATGGAGAGCCTATTCTTGATGATAACGGCAATCAGTCTGTTAAATTAGGGGTAAAGTCTGAGCTAAAGGCAGAAGTTAAAAAGCAGCAGGGTTCTCTGCTTGCACAGACCGATTGGGTGGTGACGCGCAAGTCTGAAAAGACTACCGCCATTCCTAGCAACATCCAGACTTGGCGCGATGCAATCCGCGCTAAAGCCACCGCGATGGAAGATGCCATTGACGGCGCTGCAAACACGGATGCCGTAGCTGCGCTGTTCCTAGCGTGGGACGCGGACGGCAATAAGTCTGGTATTCTTTATGATTGGCCTGTGTTGGGAAGCTAGCAAATGCCTCTGTCTAAAATACAGTTTAGACCTGGAGTAAACCGCGAGACTACGTCCTACGGTGACGAGAACGGCTGGTTTAATTCTGACTTGATACGGTTTCGTAAGGGTCGTCCTGAGAAGATGGGCGGCTGGGAGCGTCTGAGCAGCAACACCATAGACGGCACGGGTCGTTCCCTGCACGTCTGGGCGGCGCTCGACGGATCTAAATTCATGGGCCTTGGCACGGAAACCAAGTTCTACATTGAAGAGGGTGGTGGTTACAACGACGTTACCCCGATACGGTCTACGGCTACGCTTGGGTCCAACCCATTGAAAACAGGTGCCGCAAGTTCCGCTGTAGTCACTGTAACCGCAATAGCGCATGGAGCAGCGACAGGTGACTTCGTTACTTTTAGCGGTGCGACCACCACGGATGGCATAAGTGCCACGCAGTTAAACAAAGAACATCAAGTCACTGTCGTTGATTCTAACAGCTACCAGATCACCACGGCTGGAACAGCTTCTTCCGGAAGTACGGCAGGAGGCGGTTCTTCGGTTATTGCTACCTACCAAATCAATACGGGTCTTAACACGGTTGTTAGTGGCACAGGTTTTGGCGCGGGTCTCTGGAGCGGTTTGTCTACGGGTTACGCCCAGACCACGCTTAATGACGCTGGTGGTATAGACGCTAGCGTTACTTCATTTACGCTTACAAGTGCAGCTTCTTTTGAAACTGCTGCAACCACTACCAGCGCAAACTTAACGGTCCTAAGTTCTTCAATACCGGTTGCGGACTCCAGCGGGTTTCCAAGCAAGGGTACGATACTAATTGGTAGCGAGAAGATACGGTACGGCACCAATGTAAGTAACGTATTTGGAGATCTTACCCGCGCTGACGATGGCACCACTGCGGCAACGTCATCCAGCGGAGATTCAGTGACCTTCGTTGGGCTGATGCTAATCGACAGCGAGTTAATCCAATACACAGGAAAGTCTACCAATACGATTAACGCAGGCGTTGTTCGCGGTGTTCGAGGCACTACGGCAGCGGCACACGATGACGGCGTAAATGTTAAGGAAGCGAACGACTTTGTAGGATGGGGCGAGTCTTCCAGTACTGCTGCTAACGCGGGCCTTAACATTCGCCTGTATAGCCAAGACAATTGGGGAGAAGACCTTCTCCTAAACGTTTATGACGGAACTCCGTACTACTGGGACAAAACACTGGGCCTTGGTTCACGGGCCACGGACCTTGCTTCTCAATCAGGTGCTTCAGATGCACCGACAATAACACGCCGGATTATGGTTTCCGGTGCGGACAGGCATGTTGTCTGTTTTGGCTGTAATCCTTTGGGTGAAGCGGACCAAGACTTGTTAATGGTTCGCTGGTCCGACCAGGAGAATCCTGTTGATTGGACGCCTACCGCAACGAATACGGCTGGTTCACAGCGAATATCTTCTGGTTCCGAAATTATATCGGCGCAAAAGACTCGTCAGGAAATGCTGATTTGGACGGATACGTCGCTACACGCCATGCGGTTTACGGGGCCTCCGTTTACGTTTGGCTTCAGTATGCTGGCAAACAACGTGTCTATTATTGG